CTTCTCAGATCTGGAAGAGGAATATCCTGTGCTAACAATGAACTATCAGCATAGCGTTGTGAAAATTCTTGATATGTAAATGATCTATGGCGTAGAATTTGAGCTGCTAATCCCCTAGTAGTGTTGATCTCTAGAGTCATACTTGCTTGCTCAAAGATCGACCAGTGTTCATGTTTGATACAGTATCTAAGAAGACCTGCAGAAGTATCAAAGTTTAATTGATTGTTTGGATTGCTTACACGAGCAACATATGAAATAACTTCTTGTGCTGTTTTCCCAAGAAGTTCACCTGCACCTTGAGTTAGTGCAATAAGTTTTACTTGATCAGTCTGGATACCCATCATCATCTCCTGTATACACTTCATCATAGTCAGTAATATAGTTTGCAATCTCTGCATACTTATCACTTTGCGGTTTATAAGCATCAACATCAGAATAAACTTCTGACTTTAATACTTCCACAAGAGACTCTAAGTTTCGTATGATGAGCTTTAACTTTTCTCTGTTCATCTCTTATCAACTCTGGCATAGTTATTATACACAAAAAAAGAGGGTCTGTCAAGACCCTCTGTATGAATTTACCAATCTAGGTGCCACATATCCTTCGGACTTTTGCCCGTAGCTTTTTGGTAGAACCATTCAAGCGAGTTAACCATTACCCATTTCTGGTAGTTAACACCACGATAACAAAGATTCGCGTAAACATATTCTGGTTCTATTGGTCTATTGACTTTTGTTGTTGCAAAATCCTTTGGTAATTGGTAATACATTAAGTTAGCTTCTTTGGGTGCATATAGCGATGCCATAAAAAAGACTCATCACCGCAACCATTGCAAGGCTAATTTCTAATACAAGCATTACTTCCTCCCTGGCAGTGTCCTGCCATGCAGATTTGTGCTCTCAAAAGTTTTTCCTCTTTAATTTTTTTCTGCTTAATGATCTCTAAAATGTTAATAGAGATTTTTTTCATTTTGCTACCTCCACACCACGATACTTAAGAATTGTCTTAGGTTGTGATGCCTCATCAAGTACTTTATTAGTGTACTCTGTGCTGTCATATCCTACACCACGATATGTGGTGCTATAACCGGAATTACGGTTCTGAACATGAACGTTGATGAGTTCTTGTAGTGTATTCATTGGTTTACTCCTGAAGTAGTTGGATTTTTAGGTCCGTTCCTTCAGTCGTTTGCGTCCCATTTACACTCAGGTGTTGTTTCCTTTAGAGTCTCAATCACCTCAGCCTTAACAATTTTACTTACACTGTTACTTGCTTCAATACGTCGGATCACATCCTTAGCATCGGTGCAGTGAATACCAGAGTATAGCAAAAATTCAAACATGGGATGAACGCTCCGTTCCGCGACTTACTTGCGTCTCAAAGCAAATTACACTCACCTTCGACTTTGCTTCTAAGATATCTGATTAGAAATCTTTTGGAGCCATAGTCCAGATTATCATCTTCGATAATTTCTGCTGCTCTTTCTTGCCACCTTTCACAGGGCATATGCCAGTTGTAAGGTTTGGTCAAGTGATCAGCGTGAGAAGCGAAAATTGTTAATCCGAGTAAGATAGTTTGCATTGGGATGAACGTATGGTTATTATAACCGTTACTAACTATATAGTCAAATAGTAATGTAACATACGATACAATTTAATAATTTCTGCCATATCCACCGGATCTTCCTTTACCAGTGTTTCTTTGAGTCCTATTTGTGTGATTATAGTTACCAGAAACCCTCGTGCCAGGATTTTCTCCAGCAGAAGAAGCTACATTTCTGAGACTTCCAGAACTTCCTCTGGTGTCTTTATCTTTAGATGCATATCCAGTATTCTTTTGAGTTTCTACTTCCTTTCTTTGGGGTTTACTATCACTGCGTTCCGCCTGAATTTTTTTCTGCTTATCTTTTAATCTTTTAATATGTGCCATCGTGCTCACCTGGTCCTGAGGACTACCTCTTTTCCTTCCAAGCGAAGCAATCCTGGCCGATATTTTATCATTACCGGCACCCTTTCTCCAGAAAGGTATTTCCGCCTCTACAATATTTGGAGTTGACTTGCGCTTAGATACTGGAAGTATAGGCTTAGTCGGCAATCTGAGCTCAGGTGGTTTAAATCCAGCATATTCTTTATCAGATGCTATGATTTTATTTTTAATCGCTTCAAAATCTTTTATCTGCTCTTTACGAGCGATATGATCCATTGGATCTAACTTTCTATTCTTTATCTCATCCATCTTTGCACATGCAACCTTACGGCCAGCAGACCAATACTGCTGACCTGGGCATGTATATTTACTCGATTCCGAAACAAATTCCCTGAAGGTTCTCATTCGCAAGAACATTACTTCAAGTATTTATCAGTCTCTTTGTCTCCAATCATCAGGTTTGTCTCGCTTAAACCAATCTTTAATGTCTTCCGCACCATCAAATCCACTCTTGTAGTTAGATGGATCGGGATCGCCCAATCCCATTCTATTCATAAAATCATCTATACTTCCCTCTTGAATATCCTGTGATGCCTGCCGACGTGCTTTATTCAACCAATCCCTGGCAGTGGTATGAGCCTTGGCAAGCTTCTCTGCCCAGATCATATCCTCTAGAGGAACTTGTTGTTTGTTTGCAATGGATTGACATATTGATTCCAGTCTAAGACGATACTGAGTTGAAAGCATGTTAGTCTCGTAGTTTAAGTTCTAGGTCTTCTAATTTGTGATACTCTGCATGGGCTCGTTCTTGCCGAGCGCATATAATATCTAGGATATCATTGACGATGATGTCATTATCAACATAATCATCAAGGTACTTGTCGATTGCTTCCTTTAAGTAGCGATGTCTGTGCCACTCAGGACTGTATGGTTTGTACATAATGAAGTCAATGTATGTTCATATCATAGGATGGATTTGCCTGTTTGTCAACGTTCTATTTGTCCAATAGAATGGTCTCCTGCTTTTAGCATATCTATAATCGTATAACAACCCAATTCTGGTCTAGATAGTCCGCAAGTACAAATATCTGCCATAGCACTACCAGTTTCTGGCCAAGTATGAATAGATATATGACTCTCAGACAGTAAACCCAAAACAGTAACTCCTTGAGGATAAAACTTCTTGCTTACTGCAGAAATCAAAGTTGCATGACTTGCTATAGCAGCTTCTGTAATTACTCGTTTAAGAAATATTTCATTATCTAAAAGTTCATATGGGCAATCATATAAGTTTAGCATATAATGCTTGCCCATTATGTGGTGTCCTTTTTTCACTTTTATTTCTTTTTATCCTCCTTATTTTTGGACTTGTATCCCCACAACTTAGGATTTACTGTTCCAAATCCAAAATCAATTTTCTGAACAGCACCTACACCGTATTTGTCGTAGTACATATCAAATAGTTCGGATGTCTTTCTGCATCGCACCAAATCAACATACTCAATGCCGTCAACTTTATACCAAATTAACCTTGCATCTGTTGGGTAATTTTTGTCATTAGCTTGATGAAGTGTAGTCTTCTCTAGAAGAACTTGGCAACAATATACCTTTTCATCAATAAAAACTGTTTCGACTGGTTGGAGATCTCCTTGCATATCATTTTCCTGTTGTAAGCTTGCTGTCATGAACGGCCACCCCACTGAATATCTGGATATGCATCCTGTACTAAAGCAGAAGTAATTTTATATTTACTAGATAATTTTTTGTCTTTTACTAAGATTAAAATTTCAGCTTCCTTCGGATGAAGGCTTCTCAATATATTGATAAACATCATTTCACGACGTATTGTGGTCAGACTGTCATTACCACCCTTTACAAAATTATAGAGATTTGTATATTCTCTACGCAGGGATGTTTTCGCTCTTCCATCTAAATCCTGACCAGTTGCTGATTCGCCACCTTTCGCTTCTCTAGCAATGTTCTCAGATAATGTTCCTGAGTATACTGTCTGATCTTCAATATCAGAATATGGGACATCTCCCTCAGGGAGAAGCGATATCACAGACTCATCAAAATTCCAAACAAAGATAATCTTTAAAGAATCATGTTCATACTTTTGCAATAATTCTATCTTTTTCGCTTTTGTTCTTTGCTTAGAAACTAACTCTAGAATTTCATACAGAAACGGGTTGATAGGTAATTCTTCAACCTTCTCTGTCTTCGTCTTCGTTGTCTTCATAACCGTTTTCAAACCTCACTGCTAAAATTTCATCGGGAAGAATATTCCCATTTTCATCAAACATCTCTGGATGGGTGTAAACTGGTTGTGACATATAAAAGTGTTCTTTAGCCAACCAACCTACTACTCCTCCAACAAAAAAGAACATAATAGAAACTAAAGTTCCGATTGTAAGAGATACTGCTAACATTTTCTTTCCCTCCAGAGAGTTACTTTTTCCTAATGTCTAAGTAAAAGTTTAGATGAATGACACATTCTCTCCGGAAGAGAGAAATCATTTTACCAAACTTCATTTGAAGCGTCTTCGGTGTTTCTGATTTCTTCCCCCTTTGTCTTAAGAGTAATTCGACACCCCGATTTGTATGGGATTCATAATTATTTAGTTTGTTTCTTTCGTCTTCCTGGCTTTCGCTCATGACTATACCTCCATGCATCTTCAAGTATACCATAAAGATACTCTTTTATCTGTCTTGCTTTTGACTTTGACAGATACCCATATGCTTCAACTAATTCTTTTTCGCCACCCTTCAAATAACCTTCTAGTTGTAAAACTGTATCACTCAAATTTGCTGCAGTAGAGCTTTCAATAAACTGCTCCACTTCATATCTCTTTACTTTATTTGATTTTAGATATTGATAAAAATCTAAAACATATCTGCCATCGAAAGCATAGTCAATGGCAGTTTCGACTATTTGATAGGTGTCTTCCATTAAATTAAATTTTGTTCTTGCAAATACTTAACAGTTTCTGTACACCCTCCAAGTTTTTCTTGATTATTCAATATAACTTGAGGGAATGTAGATCCCGATCCAAACTCTTCATAGAATTCTTCCCGAGTGAAATCTCTGTTAAGTTTATATATGACATGTTTAAGTTCTACAAGTTGCATTACTTGTTGAATCTTAGTGCAGAACGGGCATCCATCCTTAGAATAAATTACAAAATTCACTTTTTAACACTCTCCCAATCCTTTTCAAAGATTTCCATACCCTTATCGGTAAGAATATGATCATACATCTGCTCAAGAATTTTAGGTGGCATAGTGCAAATATCTGCACCATTATACCAAGACCGAATAGCACGTTGAACGCTACGAATAGAAGCAGAAA